CCTAGCCCCATGTAGGTCTGCATCTGCGCAATATATTGGGGGTGGCTTTCGGCCACCCCCTTCTTCACGAACGCACGCCATTTAGCGGCGTTCATGGTTTTGATCTCAAGCAAAGCAAGTTCGCCATCGGCCACCTCAATCTGGCCATCGACGTTACCACGAATGTGGCCGCCGTATTTTTTGTACGCGAACTGCCAGTTGGTTTCGGGGTCACGGTCTATAACAGTGATCCCCGAGTGCTTGAGATCAGAGACGATGAGGTCTTCGAGCGCATGGCCCAACGCAAAAATTCGCTGCGTCTTAGGGGGAGGCTCATCGTCTGGGAAGCCACGGAGAGAGAATGAGAGCGCGGCTTCGCATTGTCCGCCGATGATGGACCCACCGATGTAGGCCCGTGGCTTCGACTTGCGACGTCCGACGAAGCCTTCATCAATCTTGGTGAGTATGGTCTCGGCGATTTCTGACATGACTAGAACGGGATCTCGTCATCAAAGGTGGCTGCAGCAGGCGCTGCTGCCATGATCCCGGCCATCGACGCAGCCGCTGGTGCTGCAGCTGGCACGTAGTCCACGTCAGCGTCAGGCTTGTAAACCGCCGTCACATTCTTGTAGTTGCCCGTGCTGCCATCATCACGCCGGAAAGACTTACCCGGCTCGATTTTAATCTTACACCGCTTTCCCTTCAGCAGGTTGACGTCACCGGGCTTGTTCGGGTTGTCGTGGTCGATGGCCACAAGGTACTGCTTGAGCCGCTGCTGGCTAATGCGTGCGCCAGCTTCGCTTTCGCTGTACACGCGCAGCACGTCCGTATAGGTCGCACCGTTTGAGTTTAGCTCCAGCTCCAAGACGGGGCGTTCGCCGTCATTGCGAGGGCCAAACTTAGCGTCGCTGATCGTCACAAGGTGGACGCCAGCACCAAGGGCGCTGCCCTCGCTGACGTTGCTAAGGTCGAGGTCTGAGAAAGTGAGGCTCACTTCGTTTCTCCTGTTTGAATACGCTTGATGATTTCGACGATGTTTGCCGTCTCTTCGACTGGGCGACTGGCGTTGTATGGGTCACGGACCTTGCCGTGCCAGCCATTGATCTCGTCGGTGTAGATAACCCGCTGCACGACGGGTGGTCCGTCGCCTGTCTTGCTTGAGACCTTGGCCCCAGCGAAGACGTTGTCGAACAGGGCCGGGATTTTCTTGCCCTGCTTCTTACCTTGCACTTGCGGCCAATAATGAGTGACGCCGTTGGCATCAATCTCTTCAGCCGCGAGGCAGGTAAAGACGATGTGGAAATCATTCTGGTCGCGCATCATGCGCAGTGTGCCCTCGACTGCCTTGCCGTAATCGGCCCACACCTTGAAGCCGTTGGCATCACCGTAAAGCTTGTCGTAGTGCCGAAAAATAATGTCGGACAGTTCAGTCAGGCTATCCACCATAATCCACTTGTAGCCTGCCTTTTTAAAATCAGGACTGCGCATCATTTTCAGCAGATCCTTGAAGGCAAGCCCGTCGCCTTCTGGCTGCTCCCAGCCAGTAAACGGGATGTAGTCAATCTCGACGTCTTGCAGGCTTTTAAGCCCTGCCTCGCCTGAGAAGATCACGCCCTTGCCATAGGCCTCGGCGAAGTAACGTGCCGTGTAAGTCTTGCCCCAGCCCATATGGCAATACAGGAGTGACTTGCTCGGTTCATCGAGCGCGATGCTGCTGGTTGATCTGATTGGTAATGACATTTGCTCTTGCGTCTCCCGCTTGGTGGTGTCAAAAAACAGTACACTTTTTGCAGCATTAAAAATAAGAAGGCAAGAGAAAACATGCTCAAGTTCGAAAAGCTCGTGTCCGCAGTAGGGGGAATGCCCCAGCTCGCAGCCTTGGCTGGTCGCTCTAGGACGGCGACCTACCACTGGCGAAGGTCACGAGACATGCGGATCGCAGACTTAGTTCGGATCTGCCGTGCTGCGGGGTTGGACCCGAAGGACTACATTATGGAGGACGACACGAATGGCGAGTTGGATTGACCTTGCGCTGGAGCTGCACGAGGAGGGACTGCAAGTCCTAGCTCTGAAGCAAGGGGAGAAAGTCCCAGCCCATCAGTGGCAGTTTTTACAAACGGTACGCCAGACAGAAGACGATCTGCTGGACATGGACGACTACTTCCGCAGCCCCGAGCCGCCTGATTGGCTACGGGAAGACGGAGACCGTCACACTGGCCGCCCGTGGCTGCGTGCCAACGGAAAAGCCAGACGGGCTTGGCCCACGCCCGTGCCACTGGACATAGGCGTGGTCACTGGTGCGCTGTCGGGCATCATTGTTGTCGACTGTGACACGCTAGAGGCGCGTGAGTACGCGCAAAGCATTGGCCTGACCGACACCCCCATGGCAATCCAGACCACCAAGGGCTGGCACTACTGGTTCCGCCACACAGGCGAGGACGTGCGCAACTCAGCGAGCAAAGGCATCGCTGGGCTGGACATCAGGGGGGACGGTGGCCTTGCTCGCGTGCCGCCTAGCTCGGGGTTAAAATGGTTATCGCGATGCGACATAGACGATCTGCCCCCTTTTCCGGGCATCACGTCACCAAAGCCAAAAGACGATGGGCCAAAGCTCGAAGATCTCGACCTGACTGACTACGCCGTGAAGGGCCAGACAGCCGAAGAGTGGCTGATGCAAATGTGCCAAGGCAAAAAGATCACGAAGGGCCAGCGCAACGAGACTATGAAGCTCGTCGTTGGGCAGCTGATCCACGAGCGCCGGGACAAAGCGTGGGTGCTGGACGAAGCAAAACGACTGGGCGCCATCTACTGGGACCATGATAAGTACGCAGGCAAGCAGACTGAAATCATTGTCGACAGCCTGTGGCGAGCGGACCTACAGAACCACCCGGACTTACACGGTGGCCAACAGGAAGAGGAGCCGCCCAAGCCACCACTGATTGGCTACCTGTCCGACGCGACTTCGCAGAGGTTTATTGATGCCCTGCCCCCGCGCAAGCCAGCCTTTGTGGAAACGATCCTCGAACCGGGCAAGGCGACGATGGTGGCCGGGTACTCGGGCAGTGGTAAGTCTGAGCTGCTGATGATGCTGCTCAAGGCGGCGTGTGACCCGACCAAGCTTGGCAGCTTTGTTGGCCCATGGCAGATCCAGAGCACGCCACGCGCCTTGGTGCTCGACCCGGAGAATAACCCGCACCTGATCGCTGACCGATTGAAGCGCTTCGGGCTGATTGGCCAAAGCGGCGACAACTTGCGCGTCGTACCGGGCAGTGTACCGGGGCCAGACGGGATGATGGACACGGCCTTGGACCTTGCGTCAAAGGCAGGCACAGGTCAGCTCACTGGCCTGCTGAAGCTACACCAACCAGACATCGTGGTCTTTGATACGGTGCGCTCGCACTTCCCCGGCTTAAAAGAGAACGAGGCGTCCGAGTGGACAGCATACAACTTGCTGACCCAAGCGCTGACCCGGCGGGGTCTGTGTGTCGTGTGGCTGCACCACAGCAACAAGCCCGGAGCAGATGGCCACAGCACGGAAGCTGGCAGTAGCCACGCCCTAACCAACATCAGCACCCAGATCTTTGTGAAGCCTGTTTATCAGGACGAAGCGATGGCCCAGCGCAAGCACGGCATCTTTGATCACGACGAAAAGTTTCAGATGAACGTAAGGGGCGTGGCCTGTACGCCCTATCAAGCGATTGGCTTGACGCACAACATTGCGGAGCCGCTAGACCGGGTCAGTCAGATCGCTTACGGGAAGGTCCGTGAGGCCAACCCCATCACGGAGCGCAGCTACTACTTGGGCCAAACAATTGAGGCTGGTGACTGGCGGCCAACCCTGCACAGCACGATGAGTGCCAAGCAGGCTGCTATGGCGATGGCCACCAACCCAAGGTACTCCGGCCTGCCTGACCCGCTTGCGGCGATCAGCAAGGCTCTTCGGGTTCCTGTACCGCTGCTTGTCGAGTGGGGTCTAACCGGCGGGGGCCAAGGTACACAACCTTAGCCTCGCCAAACAACTTCCTGATGTCATCAACATAGGCGGCGAGCTGCGGCTCCGCCGCACGGTTGCTCTCCCGCGCAGATACGTCGGAAATTGTCTCAAATTGTTTACGGAAATTCTGGTACATTTATCAGCAAGAACCAAGAGGCACGTAGATGAAGTGGATAACTTAGAGCCACTGCTTTTGCGGACCCCAAGGGGAGCAAAAGCCTTGTAACCAGTCGACTAGAAGCAAACATAGCGAAGCGTATGTTTGTGTAACGAGCTACTACCTACAAACCAGTTATCTATATAGGGGCACAGCTCAAAAAGTGTGTCAATAGTTTACACCGTTTCCCCCGTGTTATGAAGTTCAGTGTGCTGGACAAGCCACGAAAAAAAGGGGCACAGGTTGCGCAACTGGTGCGCTGTATATCTCAAAACAGCACTGGAGATAAACCCGACGATTGTCGAGCCGTTTGTCCCGCAAAGGCTCCCCCGGAGCCTCCGCTCCTACTGTCACGCCAGACGCTCCCCCGGAGCGTCCAGCTTCTAGCGTGCGCGCTCCCCTCCCTTTGGGGGTCGGTACGCGATCCACAGAGATTTTGCTTGCTATGTCAAAAAGGTGTAAATAAACTTTACACCAACAGCAGGAAAGCAGCTCTTGGCAAAGCGCATACTTTCTGACGATGAAAAGGAATGGCTCCGTGCCCACGTTGCAGACCCACTACCAGACCAAGCCGCCCATCTGGGCTGTTGTACGGACACGGTCAAGCGCCTGCACGTTGCTCTTGGCCTCCGTCAATATCCCGGCGCTAAGTTCCAGCCACGCAAGCCAGCCTACTGGAAGCGCCCATGCATGCGGTGCGGCACAACCAAGCGCCGTCCACGAAACCACTACTTCTGCGCCAAGTGCAGGCAGGCTCTAGATGGTTAAGGGCAGAGGCGCCAAAGCCAAGGGCGACACCTACGAACGCGAACTCGCCGCCTTCTTTAACGAGGTCTGCGGCCTCAACTCACACCGCACTCCCTTATCAGGTGGCGGACGTGGCGAAGCCCTGCCCGACCTCACCGGCACACCCGGCCTAGCCATTGAGGCCAAGCGCCACGAACGAATGTCCGTCGACGAGTGGATGCGCCAAGCCCGGAAAAACTGCGGCCTCGACCGGCCCGTCGTTATCAACCGCAAGTCCCGCCAGCCCACGCACGACAGTTACGTGGTCCTCTACCTTCAGGACTTCGCCGACCTCTACAGCGGCTGGTTGGCCCACAAGGGTTACGTCAAGGGAGACACCGATGAAGCTTAACGACAAGCTCGTCACCGAGTTACGCGCCACGCTGACAGAGATCGACGAACCTTTGGCCGTCGTCGCCTTCATCATCAGTGAGACGGACGACGACACCGAGAGCCAAGTGAAGGTCATCGCCAGCATCCCCACGGGTGCAGCGGCTGAGGTCCAGCAGCTCATCAACGGGGCAATGGACGAAGTAGTGGCCTCACGCAGCGAACCAGAAGAGG